AACCTACTTCTGAATGTATGATAGGTCTTAGCACTTTGTCTGATGCAGACGCAGACCAACTCTATGCCGACTTACTTGTTAAATACCCAGCCTAATGATAATAACTGAAAAAATACAAGCTCTTCAAAGTTGGTTACAAGAGAACCGACCTGACAAGGAAAGCAAAAAACCCTACTTCATAACAGAGAAAGTGGATGGTTATTATCATCTACCAAAGGATGCGCTAATTGAGAGGGGGCTAATGGAGCTAGGGCAGCCATATTCAATAGTGATATACGTGAAGGGTATAAGTATTGAAATAGAAAGTAAGGACTTTGACGAATGAAAACAAACCACACCGTAGGAGACTTTGTGATGTTCAAGGAGTGCGCCATCAAGTTTGCATCAAACTTCGCTGACATCAAGATATGGGCGTTTACCTTCGTGTTTACTCCTATAGTGACGTTTACCGAGAAGTATCTATTTGCAGATTGGCAGTTTCTAAAATGGCTTGCTCTGTTTATGATTCTTGACCTGATTACAGGAATATTAAAAGCGTGGCACAAAAAGCAAGCAATCACATCCTACGGATTCAGAAGAACAGTAGTAAAAGCTGTTCAGTACGGAACTTTTCTTGTTGTGATGCACATACTTGACAACTTTGAGATAAATGGAGAAAGAACTGAAATGTTCGGATGGATAGTAACAGGTGCGTACTCTTTCCTAATGGGTGTAGAGGGAAAGTCGATACTTGAGAATATTGTTACGTTGGACGATAGGTTCGATGTAAAATACTTCATAGAAAAGATTGGAGAAGCGTTCAAAAGAAAGTAACTAACTTTGTCATATGGCAACAATACAAGCAACACTCAACATCACAAGCTCTGACGCAACGTCTGAGTCATTGGCTATATCGCAGACTGACGCGATCACGGTAACAAACCCAGTACAGAACACGAGCAGGATTAGTGTCGGGGCAGTTTCAGCAGAGGTTATCGTACCAGCCGCAAAGGCAGCCATAACCTATGTGTACCTAAAGAACACTGACGCCACAAACAGCCTTGACTTAGCTGAGGCAGCAACGAACGTAAGCTTCGGAACACTCGGGCCAGAGGAGTGGGCATTTGTGCCTATCAAGGCGTCTGTAGGTCTTGAAGTAACCGCAAGTGCGTCTACGGTTGTTCTTGAGTACGGAATCTGGACGCAGTAGTGAGTTTTGATGGTGGTCATAGGATACTGGTCATCATGATGCTTTTAATGTGCCTTGTGTTAATTGGATTATCATTGAAAATTGAACGACTTAACAAAACACCTCGTAAGCCAGTACCTACCGTATCTGATAGCATTTCTACTAGGGGTTATTGTTGCATGGAAGGGCTGCGGTGATACAAGCGGCAAGCCTGTCACAACTATAATTGAGAACCCTGTCCCCACCGTAGAGTACGTTGATAGATGGCGTACAGACACCGTTAGATTCGTTTCTAAGGAGTTTGTCACCATAAGGGACACAATCACATCAGAGATAATAGTTAATCGCTTAGACACGCTCTTTTTAGTTGACACGGTTAAAATTGTTGAGGCGTGGCTAACTGAGATAGCAAAGTACGACACAACGATAGAGCAAAAAAACGCCAGTATATCTTTAAACTGGCAAAACTACCAGAACAGGTCTGAGAACCTAAAGGTTACCTACACGCCCAAGAAGGTTCCGTTGAAGTGGGCTTTAGGAGTACACGCAAATGCAGGTTTAATGTCAGACTTCAAGACAAGCTATGTGCCTTTGATGGGTCTTGGCGTTCAGGCTACAGTAAAAAAGACGTACTTTAGCGTTGACTACGGATTCAACGGACAACATTACGTTGGAGTTCGGGTCGGAAGAAATATCGTAAATTTGTAACCCAATGAAATTAGAAACAACAGAGTTAGAGCAGATTCAATCTGCAAGAGAGAGGTTCAATCAGGCGAAGATGACGCTTGGAGACATTGAGCTTAACAAGCAGGTGGTGCTTAGTGAGATAGAGACGATCAAGGCCGAGTTCAAGGTTCTTGAGGACGCACTCATCGAGAAGTATGGCGCTGACTCAACAATCAACATGACAAATGGTGAAGTTACTAAGAAGGATAATCAACCTCTTCAAAAAGTGTAAATGGCAAAGATAAACAACACATCAGCATACGCAATATCAAATACTGTAGATGGAAGCGATATAGTAATTGGTTCTGAAAATGGAAACGGTGGAGACACCAAGAACTTTCAGATGTCTGACATTGCAACGTATGTGATGTCTGTAAACACACTTACACTTCAAGATGTTTGCGATAATGGATCGGCAACAACGACAGGTATTACTGTTGCAGGCACGACAACGCTTAACGGCACTGTTGATATTAACAACACAGCCGACATCTCAGGAAACACTACGATAGGCGGCACACTTGGGGTTACTGGAGTGTCTACGTTAGGAGAGATTGACGCTTCAGGCGTTGCCGACATAGCAGACACGCTTACGTTGAGCAAGGCTACAGGGACGGGTCTTCAGGTTGACGCTGATGTGAATATTGATGGCGTTCTGTATACTCAAGAGGTAAGACCTCAGTCACCGTCTACATTGTCAATAAAAAATTCTGGAGGAGTTGTTTGCGCTACTGTAGACATTCTTGGTTATTTCAATATACCCAACACAGGAAAATTCAGGATTCTTTCATCACCACCAGCATCAGCAGGAGCTTTTGGTAATATAGGAGAGATTTCTGTTGATGCTGATTACATATACGTCTGCACTGCGCCCAGCACATGGAAGCGCGTAGCGATAGCGACTTGGTAATATGGATATCCGTAAGATTTCAGTAGGGGCAAACTACAAGGACGCTATGCACTACATCATCGGGCAGTCGGTGATAGGTGGTGAGTATGAGATACACCTCATAAAATTCCACGAGGATATAGATTCGTTCCGTATATGGATATCAAACGGAGAGGAGATAATGCTGTGGAAGGAATTCAAGGACATGCCAATTTCAATCGAGTACAACATAAACTTCTAAAATGAAATCCCCATATATGTTCATCGTTCGCCCAAAAGACGGCAAGCGATACGCGAACATCAACGATGACCTTATAGTAAGTACATCACAGGAAGACCACAGGTTCTCACAGAGGATAGCTGAGGTGGTAGAGCTTCCGATAAAGTATGACGGGCCGATAAAGGCGGGAGACCTCCTGCTCGTTCACCACAACGTATTCAAGTTCTACTACGACATGAAGGGTAGGCAGAAGAGTGGAAGGAGTTTCTTCAAGGACGACCTGTTCTTCGTAGACCACATGCAGTTCTTCATGTATCACAATGGAGAGAGGTGGAATGCTCACGACAAATACTGCTTCATCAAGCCAGTTGAGAAGAAAGACTCTATCATCTTCAAGAATGTATCTGAGGAGCCTTTGGTAGGTACGATCAGATACATCAACGAGCAGCTTGAGGCATTCGGTCTAAGGGAGGGTGATGAGATATCATTCAAGCCAGACAGTGAGTATGAGTTCACGGTGGATGGCGAGAAGCTGTATCGAATGTTTACGGATAATATAACGCTGTCGCTATAATTATGGGTAAGAGTAGAAGATATTCGGGAGACAAATCACGTCCAAAAATGAAATACAACAAGAATGGATTCAAGAACTATAAAGGAGGAGATTATCAAAGCTGGGAGGATAGCAGTGAATCAACTCATCAAGGTTGCAAAGGAGGAGATCATAAAGCCCGATCCAGAAGATGAGCTTGCGGCTGACAGACTAAAGAACGCTGCCGCTACAAAGAAGCTTGCCATATTTGATGCGTTTGAGATAATGAAGCGTATCGAGGAGGAAGAAGAAAAGCTCAACGCTCCTGAAGAGAAAGAAGAAAAGAAGTCAAGTGGAGGATTCGCAGAGAGAAGGTCTAGAAAGTAGGATATACGAGGTAATTGAAGGCCACGTACCGCAAACCGTTCTCTCAAAAAAGAACAAGGCTAAATCATGGGCGTATGGGTATGACGACAGATACGACATGGTCGTTATATCAAGAGACGGAACTGTAGGAGACATTTATCTGATAGAGGGTCTTCGTGTCGCGCTTCCGTCAGTTCCAGAGAAGGTTTTCTCAAGAAGCAAGAAACAATCAGAGCAGTACTGGGAGGCTGAAGAGTGCCCAAAAGAACTCAAGAGGATACAGAGTATATTCCAGTGGAATGAGATGCCATCATCCTTCAAGGACAAGTGGGTTGATTACATAGAAGAAGAGTTCGATAGAAGAGAGCTTGGACACTGGTTCAAAAACAACGGAACCCCAACGTACATAACAGGATCCCACTATATGTACCTGCAGTGGACAAAGATTGATGTTGGGCTACCAGACTTCAGAGAGGCTAATAGAATATTCCACATTTTCTGGGAGGCGTGTAAGGCTGACAAGAGATGCTTTGGAATGTCATACCTTAAAATCAGACGTTCAGGATTCTCGTTCATGGGGTCTTCAGAGAGCGTGAATACAGCAACGCTTGCAAAAGACGCAAGGGTTGGGATACTGTCAAAGACGGGTGCTGATGCAAAGAAGATGTTTACCGACAAGGTTGTTCCTATAAACAGCAACTACCCGTTCTTCTTCAAGCCAATTATGGATGGTATGGACAGACCAAAGACCGAGCTTTCGTACAGGGTTCCTGCCTCCAAAATCACAAAGAACAATATGCACAACGTAGAGGACGATGTGCTTGAGGGTCTTGACACAACGATTGACTGGAAGAACACAGCAGACAACAGCTACGATGGTGAGAAACTCCTGCTGTTGATACACGATGAGAGCGGTAAGTGGGAGAAGCCTGAGAACATACTCAACAATTGGAGGGTGACAAAGACATGTCTCCGCCTTGGCAGCAAGATTATTGGTAAGTGTATGATGGGGTCAACCTGTAACGCACTCAACAAAGGGGGAGACAACTTCAAGAAGCTATACAACGACTCAGACACCTCCACGAGAAACTCAAATGGTCAGACAAAGAGCGGAATGTATAAGCTCTTCATTCCTATGGAGTGGAATATGGAGGGATTTATAGACAGGTACGGAATGCCTGTACTCAGAACGCCAAGCAAGCCCGTTGTAGGTGTTGATGGAGAGATGGTGAGCATGGGGGCTATTGACTACTGGGAGAATGAGGTGCAGTCATTGAAGGGTGACGCTGATGCCTTGAACGAATACTACAGACAGTTTCCAAGAACAGAGTCACATGCCTTCAGAGACGAGAGCAAGCAGTCATTGTTCAATCTGACCAAGATATATCAGCAGATAGACTATAACGACAACATGATAAAGGAGCATCACCTGACAAGGGGGCGTTTCCATTGGGAGAATGGAATAAAGGACACGAAAGTGATATGGACGCCTGATAAGAATGGTAGGTTCTTGGTGTCGTGGATACCGCCTGCAAATATGCAGAACAGGTTTGAGATGAGAAACGGCAGGAAGTATCCTGCCAACGAGCATATAGGGTCTTTCGGTTGTGACTCATACGACATATCAGGAACAGTAGGGGGTGGAGGCTCTAACGGTGCGCTGCACGGACTTACAAAGTTCAACATGGATGACGCGCCAAGCAATGAGTTTTTCTTGCAATACGTAGCAAGACCACAGACGGCCGAGATATTCTTTGAAGAGGTGCTTATGGCTATTGTTTTCTACGGTATGCCAATACTTGCCGAGAACAACAAACCGAGACTATTGTATCACTTGAAAAACAGAGGATACAGGGGGTACTCTATGAATAGACCAGATAAGCCCGCTATGAAGTTGTCTAAGACAGAGAAGGAGTTGGGAGGGATACCAAACACAAGCGAGGACGTGAAGCAGTCCCACGCTGCGGCAATAGAGTCATATATTGAGAAGTATGTCGGGATGGACTTGGAGGGTACATTCAGAGACCCTGACGAGATGGGTTCAATGCCCTTCAATAGAACACTTGAGGACTGGGCGAGGTTTGATATAAACGCAAGGACGAAGTTCGATGCCTCAATCAGTTCTGGGCTTGCTATTATGGCTAATCAGAAGAACCTATACACCCCACAAAGGACACAGTCGAAAATAAGCATTAACTTTGCAAGATACGATAACTCTGGCAAATCCAGCCGATTAAACCGATAAATGGAGGAAGTAACAATAAATGTTTCCGCTGCGGGATTTCCCGACCAGTTTGCAACAGACAAGGAGAAGGAGAGTTTGGGTTACGGCCTTATGGTTGGGCAGGCCATACAGTATGAGTGGTTCAAGAAGGATGGAAACGGCTGTAGATACTACGATCAGTTCAGGGAGTTCCATAAGTTAAGACTATACGCAAGGGGAGAGCAGTCTGTACACAAGTACAAGAACGAACTTGCTATTGACGGAGACTTATCGTATCTGAATCTTGACTGGACGCCAGTTCCTATCCTTCCAAAGTTCGTTGACATTGTGGTCAATGGAATGACGGACAGGTTGTTTGAGGTAAAGGCTTATGCTCAGGACGCATTGTCTTCCGAGCAGAGAAACGTGTACCAAGACAGGATTGAGGCTCAGATGGTTAGCAAAGACCTCCTGCTTCAGATACAAGAAGACTTTGGTGTTGACCCATTCACAATGAACCCTGATGAGGTTCCTGAGAGCGATGAAGAGCTTTCTCTTCACATGCAACTGAACTATAAACCAGCTATTGAGATAGCTGAGGAGATTGCCATTAACACTATCCTTGACGAGAACAGGTATCAGGACATAAGAAAGAGGCTCGACTACGACCAGATGGTACTCGGTATATCGGTTGCTAAGCACGAGTTCAAGAAAGGTGCTGGAGTCGTTCTTGACTATGTAGACCCAGCAAACGTGGTGTACAGCTATACTGAAGACCCATACTTCAAGGACTGCTTCTATTGGGGAGAGATAAAGACTCTTCCTATGACTGAGCTTATTAAGATAGACCCAGACCTCACAAATGAGGATATGGAACTTATCTCAAAGTACAGTCAGAGTTGGAACAACTACTATAACGTGTCTCAGTTCTATGAGAACGACATGTTCTATAGAGACACATGTACACTTCTATTCTTCAATTACAAGACAACAAAGAAGTTTGTTTACAAGAAGAAGAAGCTTGAAAATGGAGGCGAGCGTATCATAGAGAAAGACGATGAGTTCAATCCACCACAGGAGATGATGGACGAAGGAAACTTCGAGAGGGTTGAGAAGACTATCGAGGTTTGGTATGAGGGTGTCATGGTGATGGGGACTAATATTATGCTGAAGTGGGAACTTGCCAAGAATATGGTAAGACCGAAGTCAGCGAGTCAGCACGCTATGCCTAACTATGTTGCCTGTGCGCCAAGAATGTACAAGGGTGTCATTGAATCCCTTGTAAGGAGAATGATTCCATTCGTAGACCTTATTCAGGTAACGCACCTGAAGATGCAGCAGATCATTGCTCGTATGGTTCCTGACGGTGTATTCATTGATGCAGACGGACTCAACGAGGTTGACCTTGGAACAGGGAACGCATATAACCCAGAAGATGCACTGCGTCTATACTTCCAAACTGGTAGTGTTGTAGGCAGGAGCTATACGCAGGATGGCGAGTTCAACAATGCAAGAGTGCCTATTCAGCCTATCAACTCTACAGGAAGCGCGTCTAAGATGCAGCTTCTTATAGCAAACTACAACCACTACCTTGACATGATCAGGGCCGTAAGTGGTTTAAACGAGGT